TAACAATCAGCGTCCGAGCTACCGTCCGAGTCTCCGCAACGCCCATAAACGAATTATGGCCGAAGTCCCTTTGTATAAAGGAATTTCGACCATTTGTAGTTGCGGAGGCAGGATTGAGCTGCTATTGCTGATATATTCTACCCTCTTGAGGCAATAGCTTTGGTTATACATTATTGCATTATCAATGGTCTCTATTCTGTCCATATTGCAGGACCATGTCAAGCCTCGCACCAAGTTCAGCATTGACATTTTTTAAATCTTCTATGCGCTGGTTCTTCTCCTCTATGAGCATTTTCAGAGCTTTTACCTCAGCCTTTAACGACGTCACATCGGTATTTACATAGCTACTATTAACCACATTATAGTGTCCGTTTATAGTAGGTACGTCCGACGTACTGTCCGACTTTATTAAGATATCCTCTATTGAACATCCCAAGACTTCAGCCATTCTCACCAATGTTGAGACTTTGACATCTGGTCGAGCATCAAAGTATGTTATAGTATTGTGCGTCTTGGCTCCCCAAAGACTCTTACTAAACTCACCAATACTAATACCTGCTCGCTCAAGCAGTTCTCTCACTCTTTCGCTTTTTACCGTATTATTTTCGTACCTCATACTTAATAAAGGTTAAATCCTACTTTGTTAAGGGTTAAAATCTCAACAAAGTAGGTATTAGTCCATTTTTGTTTATATCTTTGCAGCAAAGTTAGACACTTAAAACGATATAAACAAGCAAATGGAACAGATTTTCGATTCATTGTACCTGGAGGGTTATTTTGCTAACCTTTCAAAAAAAGAAAAAGGCAGATACCTTAGACACCTGATGGTTACATACGATTTGAACTATAACACCATCCGACGTAAGCTATCTGGAGTCGCAGCTTACCAACTTAACACTCTCGAGCGCATGGCTTGCACGGAGGCTATAAAAAAAGAGGATTTATGGCGATACTAAAATCTTTAGAGTTTTTCGTTACGCCGGACGGCTTTGTTTACTACAAGAAGCCTGGCGAAGAGTCAAGACGACTCACAAAGTTCAACACCGATATTATTGACGAGCTGCACAATGTCATCAAGACGAGGTTCCCAGAGGGATACGCAGCACTTGCTAAGCTATATCGCCGTAATACCTTCAAGATGGTTGAGCGTTTCGTGCGTTGTAACTTCGGCGAACATGATTTGCTGACTCAAGACATCGAGCACGATATCTTGCACTTTGAAGAGGTTCGATGCCCACTACGCGGCATGTGTGAGTTCGAGCGAGTGATATGTCGGCCTAAGACAATGGTCAACCTCTCAAAATGCGAACGAGAGATTGCCGACCTCTACCTCGAGGGACTTACATTTACACAAATCGCCGAACGGCTCGGCAAAAATGCACATACTGTCAAAGTGCAGCTCATGCGCATCAAGGTCAAATGTGGCGTTAGCCATTGCCGCGATATCATTAGGGTTTTACGTCTTAACAACTACTAAGTGGTTCTGATCTGCGACACATGCAAGCATAAGCGCAACTGCATTAACGGACGCTTTTGCCTAATTAAAAACAAATATGTTGAATACCTTAACATAGAGAAATGCGAATATGATAACAATAGAACAATACATAAAGCATATCGATAATCTGAAGGAGATGGGCGTGCTGTCTGAGGACTTTCACATTATCCAATATAAAGATGGCTGTCTTCTTGGTGTAAATGGTAAGTGCGAGGCTTTTGAGGACAAACCTCTTGACTTTAAGGACTACGTCTGGTGGATAGACGGTTGGGCTTTTCGCCCGGACTCTGATGCGCGGATAAGGCCCATTGTTACTTTTGATGATGATGGCGCACTTGAGCTTAGGGATGCCCCCTTTTTCAGCAAGTTTATTGCTCCGCTGTGTTTTGGAGACAATGTCTTTCGAAAACGAAAATAATGTGTGATATCGTGTTTTGTGGCAATCAAGCGTTGCCACTATCTTTGCACAGAGAATAAACCCAAGCGAAATGATTACAGTAGAACAAATATTAAACGCAACAAACGGAGGTTTGGACATTATATTGTCCATATATCCGCAGGCGCGTGACTGCGTACACCAGAAGAACAAGCACTTCTCTATACGCAACGAGCGTACACCGTCGGCCTCTTTACGACAATTCAACTCGAAAAGGTATGGCGCGATTTGGCAGGTCACGGACTTTGGCGGCGAAGGTCGTGGCGAAAATGCCATAGACATCTTTATGCGCGAGAATGGCTACGACCGCTCACGCTTCAATGAGGCGATACTGAAGCTGGCGGCACAGTTCGACATACGCGACGAACTCGACCGCTCTGTGAACCGTCCAGAGATTCGTCAGCGTGAAGCTCGTGCAGACGAAAAAGACGGTACACGTCCTTTCGAACTCAACGAGAAGTTTACTGAAGCTGAACTCAAGGCGCTCGGCCCAAAGGTGACGCAAGACCATGTCGATGCACTTCATTGGCATTCTGTCAAATGGATAGCAAATGTCAAGGACCGTAAGGTGACGGTCAAGTATTCTACCGAGCACTATCCTATATTCATGCGCGAGTGTGTTATCAAAGAGGCCGTGGGCGACCAGCCGGAAGAGAAGTTCTATAAGGTATATGAGCCTTACAACTGCGACAAAGGCTTCCGTTTCTCGTACACGCCTGCAGGTGCCAAGCCGCGCTTCTACATTAACGGGCTTGCGGAGCTCAAGAAGGCATATCGTGAGTTCAATGCCAAGGAGGAGAAAGAGTGGTACGCAGCGCACGAGGACGGCAAACCGTACAAAGAGCAGAAGCTGCCCGAAGCGGTTATCTGCTCTGGTGAACGCGACTCGCTTTGCTGCAAGTCCATGGGCTACTTTCCTCTGTGGTTCAATTCCGAGACCTATCAGCTCTCAGTCGACGAGTATAAGGAGATAATGAAGTACGTCGAGATACTCTACAATATACCCGATATCGACGAGACGGGTCGTCGCAAAGGCAGGGAGCTTGCACTGCGCTTTATCGACATACATACCGTATGGCTCCCAGAGAAACTGCAAACATACAAGGACAACCGAGGCAAACCTCGCAAGGATCTGCGCGACTGGCTCGAGATACACAGTGAGCGTAAGGATTTCCGTAATCTGCTAAGAGTGGCCATGCCGGCAAAGTTCTGGGTGCAATACTACACCAAAGAAGGCAAGATGAAAACGGAGGTGGATACAGCCTGCCTTTATAATTTTCTACAACTTAACGGCTTCTATGCACTCCATGATGACAACTCTGCGGTGACGCAGTTTATACGCGTAGAGGGTAACACTGTGATGCGCGTCAATGTCAAAGAGATACGTGAGTTCATCCGGCGATGGGTTGTTGATAGATTCGAGGACCGTAACATCCTCAACCTGGTGCTCAATACTACTAAGCTATCTCCTGCAGCTCTTGAGTCGTTGCAAGAGATTGACCTGGACTTCACCAATTACACTCCAGATTCGCAGTTCTTCTTCTTTGCTAACAAGACTGTCGAGGTGTGCGTGCCTACTGTATCTTGTCCGAATGGGTTGAAGGAGTATGATCCAGGTGCAGATAGCTTACACAACTTCGTTTGGGAAGAGAGCGTCATTCCTCATAGATACAAGGCTTTGCCTGATATGTTCCGCATTACGCGTAAAGAGGGTGACAATGGTCAAGCGTTGTTGGATATAGATATCCTTAACGTGAAGAGCAACTTCTTTGGCTATCTTATCAATACCTCACGACTATACTGGCGCGAGGAAACGGAGGTTCCCTTCGGCGATGACCGCGAGGCTTCAGCGGCATACATCAAGGCTCATCCGTTCTGCATTGATGGTGAGGGGCTGCAACCTTACGAGATAGCAGAACAAAAACAGAATCTCATCAATAAGATATTTACATTCGGCTACATGCTACATCGATACAAAGATTATGCGCGCTGTTGGGCACCGATGGCCATGGACAACAAGATAGGCGAAGAAGATGAATGTAACGGACGCTCCGGCAAATCTTTCTTCTTCAAAACGCTCTCGTTCTTGGTTAATACGGTTAAGTTGTCCGGACGCAATCCGAAGCTTATGGACAATCCTCACGTTTTTGAGATGGTCAGCCAGTTTACAGGTATCCTGCTGATTGACGATTGCGACAAATATCTCAATCTTGGTCCGTTCTACGATAACATTACGAGTGATATGACGGTCAATCCGAAGAATAACAAAATATTCACTGTAAAGTTCGAGGATGCGCCTAAGCTTGCTTTTACCACGAACTATGTACCGCAGAACTTCGATCCGTCTACTGAAGCTCGCTCTCTGTATATGGTATTCTCCGACTGGTACCATCAGAAAACCGAGGATAATGATTATCGAGAGACACGAGATATTCGTTCTGACTTCGGCAAGACTCTGTATGACTACGAGTATAGTGAGGACGAGTGGAACGCCGACATTAACTTTTGGCTTCAGTGTTGTAGGTTTTACCTCTCACTTAAAGACTCTGGCTTAAAGCTGCAGCCACCTATGGCCAACATGGTGAAGCGTCATCTTAAAGCTTCCATGGGCGCCAATTTCGAGGACTGGGCTGAGGGCTACTTCTCGCCCGACGGCGAACATCTTGACGAATTCCTGCCACGTGACGACGTCTTCAACGAGTATCAGCGCTTTGCTAACGTAAACCGAATAACAATGCAGGCATTCACCAAGAAGCTCAAGTCGTTTTGCATACTATGTCCTTGGATTGACTGCATGAATCCGCCTGACCTCTGCAATACGGGCGGTCGAATACAGCGATCAGTGATGGTGGCACCAGACAAGCGCAAAACTAAGGACATGATTTATATACGCTCTATCCCATTAGACACCAAAACGGACGCAACCGAACAAGACCTTTGTTTCTCAACAGAAGACGAGAAACCTTTCTAATATTACTTTATCATTTCGCTTTAATCTTCAATGGGTAGGCGGGCTGCAGGTTTTAAAGACCTATGCAGCCCGCCTTTATTTTTATCGCAAACTCGCTTGCATCTTTAACAGACTGTTCCATTCTTCCACAGGTTTTTGTAGGCTCGACTCTCATGGCGGCCTTTTGCTCCCCGACACCCCTTTATTATTCTGTATAAAAACTTTGTGATTTTGTAATGTGATGTTCCAAAAAATCAAAAAGATAAGTAAATTAAGGGGTTACGGCTTGTTCACAAACTATCACAAAAGCCTTCACAACTTCATCACAAAAAAAATAAGTTTGCAACACCATTCGAGCCTTATATTGGTGTCACATTCTTCAATGTGCAATCACAAAACGCAACACAAACTTTGTTTAAAGTCAAAACACTGATAGCCATTCACTTAGCCATCATTATCATACAAATCACAACTTCACAAAATTTTCTTGCAACTTTATACTCAGCCATACGTAAGGTAGAAGAAGGAGCGCACAGAAGACAGAATTATTAAGACTTTTATCTCTACAAAGTAAGTTTATTGGTAAATTTTTCCTACTTTTGTAAGGTAAACAAAATTTCATCTTAAACCAAGTATCTGTGTCAAAATATCTCGTCTACATCTCCTTCAAGCCGTTCATAGCTCAATGGCTGCGCCATCACTTCGGCGACCCTGTAGTATTCCCGGCTCAAAGCGCCGAGAATGCTTGCATCCGTCATTTTCTCACGCGCCAGCCTGGTTCGTTACCGCTGACACGTGGCGATGATGATGTTGCTATCTGCATCCCCGACTCAAAGCAGAAGCCGGTCGTCACCTACAACTACCTTTCTGGCAATGCCCGCAAGGCTGTTGCCGAGTGCATCGAGGACACATTCAGGCTCCAGCTTTGGCGCGATCTCGCCGACATCGAGCTGTGCCAGTGCACACTACTCTCTGCTGTTAGAGCGTGGTGCGAGGCTAACGGAATAGATGTCGAGTACGACTACACGCTAAAGATGCGTTTCCAACGTATGCGCAACTCCTACCTCAAGCATGGTGTCGACCTCAGACGCAGATCTCGAGTGCGCGACAATAAAAACTGTTAAATATTCTATAAATCACACGGATAAGATGCCCATTTTTGTTCGCGCCCGTTCGTCACTTATGTTCAACATATAAATATAGCTCTATATGAAGTCGATAAAGCTCGTTAAGTCTGTAGCTTATGCTTACAGCACCCAACTCGAAGGTTCGGTCCTCATCGCCAACCGCACCATCCGCATCCCATCCAACATCTTGTGGCGCTCAATTTGTGTCAAAGACCACCCGTCGATGGTCTCGTCAACCAAGACTGAGGATAAGAATAAGGTTGTCACCACCACTTTGAAGTTCCTGACGCCTGACGATTTGAATATAAAGCGCCGTCATCTGGTGTTCAAGGTGACACTCATCGACGATCGTCAGTTTCTTGTTGGCTCCTCTGAGCGGCCTTACCCGTCTGTAGAAATCACCGAGAACTGCCCCGATGCTGTCAAAGAAAACCAGCTCAACGAGGTCGTTGTTACACACAAATCTCACGAGATACCCCCATATATTAAGGTATAGCAGTATTTTGTACCACATACTTCTCAAGCTACCTTTGTCGTAAATATTTATCACATGGAATATAATCTCGTCATTTCAGGCACTATTGGCAGTTGGTGGAACGGTTGTTCTGCCGACTATGTCCGTTATGTGCTCAATAAGAATAGTGGTAAAGAAGTGCATGTCGGCTTCTGCTCACTCGGCGGCTTCGTTAAAGATGGCTTGGAGATTAATCAGGCTTTCCGTGATCACGGCAACGTACACGCTCACGCCTTCGGCATGAACGCATCTATCAGCACTATCGCCATGCTTGGCTGCAAGACTATCGACATCGTCAAGGGCAGCTTCTTCCTTATCCACAACGTGTCCACTCTCATCTACAAGTACGAGCAGAGCAACAAGGAGCAGATTGATGCTTTCGTGCGCAAGCTTCAGGCGCAGCGCGACTCGCTCAAGAACTTCGACGACGTGCTTGCCTCTATGTACGCCGACAAGACCGGCAAGTCTGTCGATGAGTGTCTCGCCCAAATGAAGAAGGGCAACTGGCTCACCGCGCAGCAGGCTCTCGACTTCGGACTTGTCGATTCCATACGCGAAGACAAGGAGGCTGAGAAGGCAGCCAACGAGTTTACCGGACAATTTACAAACTCTTACAACATATCTCAATTTAAGGATGCAGGCATACCGCCACTACCTCAATCACTTGCCTCGGAAGACGCAGCAGCTCGTGTCGCGTCAGTGGTTGACGGTAGCGGCAATCCAACTCCGAGCTTCATCGAGAAGACGTGCGAAGGGCTCAAGAACCTCTTCCGTAACCAACACGCATCAAAAACTTCAAACAAAATGATTAAAATCTTTGCTTGCGTCATGGCATTGCTCAATGCCACTGACGGTTTCGCGACCAACGAGGATGGCAACATCACCCTCACCCAGGAGCAGATGAAGAGCATCGACGATCGTCTTCAGGAACTTGAAGAGAAAGACAAGACTAACGCAAAGGCGGTGTCTGAAGCCGGCAAGGCTGTCAAGGAACTCAAGGATCAGCTCGCCAAGGCTCAGAACGAGTCCAAAGAGAAGGATGCTCAGATCGCAGCTCTCAAGGCCTCTGCTGGCACCACTACTGTTGATAATCCTGCCAACAGCGAGGAGAGCTTCACTGCGCAGGACGTGTTTAACCTTATTAAAGATGTATAACTATGGCTTCTGTTAAAGTAGGCAATATTACATTCAGTGCTGAAGAGCTCTCAACGACTTTTCAGACCTACCGTTCAGACTTCCTCATGATGCCACTTCTCGCTCTCGGCGCACTTGCAGAACATTGCTCTGTACGCACCGGCATCCGCTACCGCGAGACTGTTGGCGAGATGTCTGGCAATCTCGAACTCTCTAACTACCAGAAGACAAAGTATGAGGACGCAGCTGTAGATATTACACCGCGTGTCTTCCAGACTTTCTTCGGCAACGTGGTGGCAGGTATCGACCCCAACGCCATCTACCAGAGCATTTGGGGCTCTAACGTTACTAAGGGCGACGGCCTGAAGAACGTGCCTATCGTCGTTCAGATCTGCGCATACCTTGCCAAGAAACTTGGCGAGAATATGTTCATGAACGCCTTCACCGCTAAGCACGATCCCGCAGACTTCTCCAAGACCGCGAAGTGGTTCGACGGTTTCAAGACTGTTCTCGAAAAGGACGCTGCCGGAACCAACGAGCTGCAGAAGGTGCTCATCTCTACGACTCTCGGCAACCTCGTAGAGGGTGCTGATTCTATCACCAAGGACAACGCCGAAGACATCATCAAGGACTTCTACTGGAGTGGTACCGATGCTGCCGCTGCCAAGCTGCGCTCGCAGCCACTCAAGCTCTTCCTCAGCGACCAGGCTTACCACTGCTACACCGAGTGCTATCAGGTCAACCACGGCTCGCTGCCGTACAACCAGAACTACGACAAGCGTACTCTTGAGGGTGCAAGCAACGTAGAACTCGTACCACTGGCTAACGTTCCTGCCGACTTCATGCTGCTCACTCCGAAGTCTAACATCTTCCTCGTGTTCAACCAGCAGACCGAAGACGAGAAGTTCCTCGTTGAGAAGTCGCTGAAGAATCACTATGATGTAGACTTCATCGCCAACTACTTCTTCGGCACGCAATTCCAGAGCGTATCGCCCGAGGTTCTGCGCTACTGGCGCAAGAAGGCCTGAACGAGGTCGCTAACATATTTGTTTAACATTAAAAACTCATCATTTATGGCAAAATGTACTGGCGCCGCATCTATTTACGGCGATATCTGTTTCACACCGGGAGCAAAGTCGCTCCCTGGTGTACGTGGCTGGGTCTTCGGTATTGCTAAACGCGACATCTTAGGATGGCCAACCATCGGCTCGGAGACACCAAAAACGATGGACGCTGTCGCTAAGTATACCGGCGACTTCAAACTGGCTTCTGACAAGAAGTGGCACAAGATTGGTCTCATACCTAACGAATCGCAGCTGCAGGTCGAGTCTCAGGGCACTTACGGCTCTAAGACATTCAAGGTCACTGGCACCGCTGTCATTCCCGGCACCGAGGAAGCTGCCACCGGCTACATCTCTCTCGCCAACAACGACGAGATGGTCTACCTCTTCATCCAGCGCAACGGCAAGGCACGCATGGTGGGCAGCGAGGCGTTCTCTCCTGAGCTCACGCTCTCGCAGGACCTCGGCAAGGCTGCTACCGATACCAACTCTACAACAGTGCAGGCTGTTGCGTCTGACGAGTATCCAGCTCCGTTCTACCCGGGCAAGATAGAGACCGAGGACGGTGACATCTCCGGCGCTACCGGCCTGCCTATCGTAGCAGCATAGCATTTTCTTTTTCGCACAATAAGTAGTTTAAATTATTGATTGGTTATTTCTGGGGCGGTCCTCACGATAGCGATCGTGTGTACCGCCCTTTTTAAATTTGCATTATAATATGATAGATAAAAAACTTACCGAAGATATGCAGGCATGGCTCAACGCCGAGAAGCACGACCGCGAGTCTGTTGCCCGTGGTGCGGAGATGGTTCTGAAGCTCACGCGCAACATGTCGATGTACCAGACCATCATGCGCCGTCCTGAGCGTTTTGAGTCGAAGGTGCGCTACGAGCTTCAGAAGTTCTTGCCTATGCGTCTCGAGAACATGACTACTCAAGATGTCAAGTTACTCGATGCCGAACTTACTCCACAGATAGCTGCTGCCATCGAAGAGCAGGCTAAGTTCGAAGCCGAGCACAAGGCTGAGGAGGACAACGACACTGAGGTTCCTGAGGGTGGCTACCTTCCTGCTGCTTCCGGCATCCGCCCCGATCACGACGACCTTCCTGAGGATGTGCGCAATATCTGGGCGGAGAATAAGGAGCGTTGGCTGAAGATAAAGAAGCTCTACAACACTCTGCTAACCTTCGAGCAGCCATGCGACCGCTACGAATATCTCAAGCAGCTGAAGGACTTGTGGTACACCTACAAGAGCGAACTCGGACGTTATGACGGCTACGTCGCTCATTCTGACGATGCTCAGACTGAAGGCGAAGAGCCTACGCCTGCCGATATCGCTAAGAACATCGCCAATGCGCGCTCGTATATCACCAAGAACGTAGACCGCCTCGCAGAACTCCGCCGTCTGTCGCGCGAGTCCGACGATGCGACTAAGGAGCTCGACGAGTACAACAAACTGCTCGCCAAGGTTCGAGCCCGTGTTATCGTGCTCAACGACAACAACGCCCCTATCGGTGACGATCTGAAAACGAAGCTCAATGAAGCAGGCTTATCCCTTCCGTCCGCTGAGTGACGTTCCCACTCAGTACCATCTCGGTACTGGGCTACACACGCTCGGCTTGCTCAGATGGATTCTGAAGCAGACCGGGCGTGCCGACGTTTACGTATCTACTTTCTCAACCTCCGACGCTTTCCTCTGCGGTTTCCTACGTCTGCGCCGGCGCAAGCTGATAGCCAACGCCACGCTCGTAGCCGACCTTAAGGCTGCACGCAAGACGGTGCAGCTCTATCGGCTTATGCAGAGCTGTTTCGACCATGTGCATCTGGCGCAGAACCACTCAAAGATAATGCTTGTCAAGAACGAGAACTATCAGGTTGCTGTTATTAGTTCTCAGAACCAGACCTACGGCGACCGCGCCGAGTGTACAATGATCACTACAGACCTCAAGGCTTACTACTCGTTGCTTGCCGGTCTGAGAGACATCGTCGACAAATCACTTGAGCTAAATGGATTATTCCAACGACTTACTGACAAAGATAGAAAACTATGCGCGGGAGATGATGACCCCGACGGAGATATCCGCCCTTTTGGGTATTGACGAGCGTGTGCTGTGCGACGACATAGCCACTGTTGGCTGTCCTGCACGCGCGGCTTATGTTCGTGGCGCATCAGCCACGGCGCTTGAGCTTCGCCGCACTCTTCACGATACGGCACTTGCTGGCTCTCCCTATTCTATTCAGGAGTGTCAGCGTCTGCTTGCTGCCGCTCTTTCTGCTGTCACTTAGCATTCTCAACAACCAATACTATACATTATATATATGCTTCCAGTTAACCTCGATGAATACTCGCGCTATGTCACCCTCGACGATGCTGAACTGCGTCAGCTCCGTGTCGCCGAGGGTGTATTGCTGCGTCTTCATCGCATACGCGGCATGTATGCCTATTGGTTGCAGTTCCCGTCAAAGGTTGACAACGACCTGGTGCAGTACGATATGGCTATGTTCAAGGTGTCGCGCTCTCTTGCTTACGAGGATCTGCATCTGGTCAAGGTGCTACTCGGCAATCTTCAGCAGACTACGAAGGAGTTCATGCGCTGGAAGATTAACAAGTCGCTCGAGCAGGACATCGCTGCAGCACGCCGCGCCGGCGACTTCCGGTCGGTGGCTGCGCTCTCTAAGGTGCTCGTGGCTAACAACCGCACCGATAAGGACGACGAACCCGACCTCGAATTCGACAAGATCGTGCCTCAGAACTTCGAGCCGACAGACGACCCTACGGTTCTCGGCATCGAGCGCATCCCTGACCTGCGTGGCAAGATACGTGCTCTCTACAAGCGCTACTCCAACACTATGATACAAGATGCTGATTTCGAGGAGATAAAAGAAGAGATAAAACCAGACGAAGATGAGTGATTGCATTGAACAACCAAACCTTCAGTATTTCAACGACGCGCAGTATTACGCACTCGCCATGAACACACGCGACGAGGTAATCGTTGCCGGACGTGGTGTGGGCAAGGGTGCTATTCAGGCGCGCCGTCTGCAGTCGTGCTTTCAGGGTATGCCCGGCTCCATGGGTGGCTTCGTAGCTCCGTCCGTCAAGCGTTGCCTGACCAATATCCTGCCCTCCATGCTCATCCACCTCGAGCGATGGGGCTTCAAGCGCGACCTACACTATGTCGTGGGTCGGCGACCGTGGAAGAAGCTCCACTGGAAGTCGCCTATCTTCACGCCGGCGAACTGGGAGAACACCATCAGTTTCTACAACGGCTCCGTCTGCAATGTCATCTCGCAGGACCGCTCGGGCACGTCCAACTCGATGTCGCTCGACTATCTCATCATCGACGAGGCGAAGTTCATCGACTTCGAGCAGCTCAAGGACGAGACATTCCAAGCTAACCGAGGCAACGAGATGTACTTCCGCCACTTCCCTCTGCATCATGGCATGACCATCACTTCCGATATGCCTATCACCAAGAAGGGCTCCTGGTTCCTCAACTACAAGGATAAGCAAGACCCAGAACTGGTGGAGGTCATCGAGGGGCTGGTCTACCAGATATGGAGACTGAAGCAGAAGCTGCTGAAGACTCCCGACAAGCACGAGCAGATCCAGCGACGCATAGACGAGTACAACAAGCAGCTCAACTTCTTTCGCTCGCAGTGTTTGCTCTACCGCGAATATTCATCAATCGAGAACCTCGCACTCCTGGGCGAGGAGTTTATACGCCGTGCCAAGCGCGACCTCCCACCGCTCACCTTCGCCACGTCTATCATGTGTCAGCGTGTGAGCATATCGGCTGACGGTTTCTACGGCGGCATGAGCGAGACCGCCAACCTATACACGGCACCCAACGAGAGCGTGCTCAACCTGCACAACCTCGCCAACGCCGAGGGTGGTGCGCTGCCTAACGACTGCCGCATGGATGCCGACCGCAACGACAAGCTGCCGTTGCTGATAGCCTTCGACACTAACAACCTCATCAACTGGCTCGTCGTCGGTCAGGTGCAAGGCTCGAAGCTGCGCGTGCTCAAATCGTTCTTCGTCAAATACGAGCGCAAAATCCCTGAGCTGCTCGACGACTTCAATACGTACTACCACTATCATCGCCGTCGTCAGATAATCTTCTACTACGACTCTACCATGGTTGGCACCAACTGGGGCTTGCACTACAACGACCCTCATAAAGAGGTGGTGCGCACGCTGCGCTCGATGGGCTGGGCGGTGCGCGAGGCTTACCTCGGCAACCCGATGAACCACGTACAGAAGAACGCTCTCATCAATAATATGTTTCGCGGGCGTGCCCGTCTGCAAGTGCTCGTCAACCGCGACAACAACCCCGACCTGCTCATCTCCATAACCTCTGCCGGCGTGTACAACGGCAAGAAGGATAAGCGTGGAGAGAAGCTCGCAGAGACCGAGGAGGATAAGCTGGAGGCTCGTACTGACGGCTCCGATGCCTTCGACGTGCTCTGCATAGGCGCGGAGACCAAGCCGGTGTTCCAGGGCACCGGCGGCACAACCAACACATACGGCTAAAATCTCATTTCTCATTTATTTTTTGTTTATACTTTACACCGCTGGCGCGAGATGCGTCGGCGGTTTTTTGTTGGCAATTGCCAAACGTATTTCTATTAATGTAGATCCTTATCTACCTTTGCTTATGTAAAAATCTATTTATATGAGCAACAATATTGACAACATTGTAACACTTGCCGACATCTGCGAGGTCCTGCAGGGCAAGAACGTTGACAAGAAGAAGACCAACGAGCGAGGCGAAGGTTTGCCTATTGTTGTTGGTGCTTCTGACCTTGTACAAGGCAGATTTGTACCTAAGCGATGGTGCAAAGAGAAAATTAACGCCCCCGTCTTTTCTGAAGAGGGCGATATACTGATTTCGGTGATTGGCACGCTTGGCAAGATGGGGGTTAATGCCGATGGTCCAGCGGTGTTGTCTAAGCACGTTTGCGCATTGCGTCCTAAGCAAGGTGTGTCGCGCCAGTATCTTATGGCTGTTATATCACGCCTGCTACTCGATGCCATACCCGATACTGCAGACGATGTGGTACTCGGCTTTCAGAACAAGGTGGATATCGATGTGCTGAAGAAGATACGCTTCACGCTTCCGGCACTGTTCATCCAGGAGTGGTTGGTGTCGCGCCTTACCTCCATTGCCACTATGATACTTGCCTATAAGGGTAAGCAGGAGGATTTTCTGTCGTGCGACGGCATCATCTCTGTTATAGAAAAAGAGCGTAAGGAGCAGCGGGCGCACATGCGAGGGTTGTCTGAAAAACTGGGTAAGATTGCAGATATGCTTGAGAATCTTCCACCAGACAGCGACACGCTACAGATGATAGCTGATGCCCGTAGCGCATATTCAAGGCTTTTAAAAATTCAATAAACATATATAAACATGAAGATAGACAAATCAGTAGTGGAGGTGCTTAAGACCTCCGAGATAGACGGCAGCCTTTTACGTCTGCCTGGGCAGCTGGAACGCAAGCTATACGAACGTGTAGCCAAGGTGCTGAAGAGTATCGGTGGCAAGTGGTCGAGTGCGAAGAAGGCATTTGTGTTCAAGGAGGATGTGGGCGACCTTGTTACATCCATAGCCGATACTGGTGAATTTACGCCAGAACGCCAAACATTCCAGTTCTTTCCCACTCCCGAAGCTCTTGCCCGTGAGATAGTAAAGGTCGCTGACATACGTGCAGGCGAACGCACCCTTGAGCCCTCTGCTGGCCAGGGTAACATTGCTCAGTTCATGCCTACACCCGACTGTATAGAACTCGACCCGAAGAATCGAGCCGTACTTATAGAGAAAGGCTTCCGTGTCGTTGGTGACGACTTTATGACGTTTGAGCCTTCTGAACCTTACGACGTGATTGTTATGAACCCACCGTTCTGCAAGCGACAAGATGCTTTGCATATTCTCAAGGCTATATCCATAGCCAAACGCAAGGTGGTAGCTATAGCCTCATATGCTGTTATGTGGCGTACTGACGGCCCGTACAAGGAATTGCGCGATGTTGTAGAGCATCTGGGTGGCTATATTAGCGAACTTCCCGACAAATCGTTTAAGGAGTCCGGCACGATGGTAAAGACCGCACTTGTAGTAGTGGAAAAAACTCTTTAGTTCTTTTTGTTGATTAGGTTATATTAGTGTAAGCCGCTGGCGCGAGATGCGTCGGCGGCTTTATTTTTTATTATTACTACAAAAAAGTGTAGTAAATATTTGTATAATACGAAAATTTGTAGTACCTTTGTAGTGTCTTAAAAAAAGTAATACAATATGAATAAAGAATTAACAGAAGAAGAGGCAGAACTGATAGAAGCTATCAGAGCCCACAAAAGAAGTTACCCGAATGGTCATCCTCAGTTGTTATGGTACGCACAAGAGCTGTTCGATGAGATGACATCAGTTAAGTAATTCTAACAAGGCAGCCCGAAAGGGCTGCCCTAACTAACACAATATGGAAAAGAACAAACAAGCAAAGGACAATACTGTTAAGCAACGCTTGCAGGACATTCTGCTGAGTGTATCATGGCGTGATATCGCCAATACTTATTTCGACCGCTCGGCTTCATGGTTGTATCATAAACTCGATGGAATCGATGGCAATGGTGGTGTCGGTGGGTTCACAGACAAGGAGAAGGAGCAGCTTCGTGGTGCTCTTGTCGACCTCAGCGACCGCTTACGCCGTGCTGCTGACAATATTTAGGCAGATGTTGTATTACATTTAAGACACAAGTCGTCCGTGCCTACGGATGCACTCAGCCTCGGCACTTCGGTGTCGGGGCTTTTTTGTTGGCAATTGTCAACCTCGCACCGTCTCGTCTTACCGCTGATGGGCGCAAAATCGACAAGCCAAAATCACATACTCGTCACAACCGCCAACATATTCCGCTAAAGGCGAGGAAGGCAATTGCCAACTCGGCGCAGGGCGGTGTAGTGCTGCATAGACAGAAAGTCTTGCACCCTGCAAAATCGTAATGCTTAACTCGTTGATTTTTAAGCATTACGATTTTGCAGCTATGGAAAAGGTACGCGAAAACGCGCTCATTTTTCAATTCCGGGCTTCTTTTTATTGCGGAAAAGAAGCAAAAACGCTTGCGAAAACAAGTTTTCGAGTGGTATTCTCCAGTAGAGAATGCTATTTCTTACATCTTGCGCTGTTCCGTTCGAGAGCATTTTTAGATGATTATTGTACATCGGGTAGAGTGTCGTTTTTACTTCGCGAATTTACGGCGGACGGCTGTCTGCCAAGCACCGATGCTCTAAAGTGACAGAAATTTTACAGCAGCCTTCCGACTTTTCTTCCTACGGCTTCCTTCAAAAACTCGGTTTTCCATAAAATTTCAATCCCTTTTGCTTGTCCTCTCGCCTTGCTTCCACCGTCTTTTTGCGGCGTAAAAAGCGAAATTCGACCCGACGTGAATAAAAAAAACTCTCAAACGGGCTACAGATGAGATGTGTAAAAAGCTCTCTTCTCGCCTCTGAGAATAAATTTAAGGAGGACAAAAAATGAAAACAGCCACTTTCTACAGCTATTTGCCCAAGCGTTACACCGCCAACGACGCACATACCGAGCGCGTAAGACGTTTTATTTATTCGTTCAAGCGTGGCGACCGCCATGCGGTAGACTTCGCCATAAACATCGTAAGCGAGTGCCTTAATAAATGGTACGGCGCAAGCAATCAAGACTATGTGCTCGTGTGTATTCCTGCGGCTACAAGTGCCAAGTATAACCGCCGCTTTAAGCGTTTCGCTGAGGAGGTAAGCAAGCGCACCGGCATACAGAACGGCACGGCACACGTGAATATCTTCGGCATACGCGAAGCGAAGCACAACAACGCCGCGCACATCGTCAGCGAGTCGTATGGCTACCACGTGAGCACCGACCCCGACTTCTTCGCAGGCAAGAACGTGATACTCTTCGACGACCTCATTACTACAGGAGCCACGGCGGAGGAGTTCGCCGAAGAACTCGCAGCTGTAGATGCTAACGTCATCGGCGGCTTGTTCCTCGCACGCACCAAACTTATTCGCAATTTATAACCATTAAAGCTAAACAATATGAACAATTTTTCAGAACTCGTTCGCGAAGAACGCCCCGACTACAAAGTATATAATAGCGGTTTCGACTCGCTCAACAGCGTTGAACTCATAAGCCTAATAATAGGGCAAGGCAAAAGCACGCACGCAGCCATGCAGCAGGCTCGCCAGATAGTGAACATTTGCGGCGGCAGTCTTCGCGACATCGCCACCCGACGCGCCGAAGAGCTACAAGTAGTGCAGGGCGTAGACCCCAAGAAAGCAATGACACTACAAGCAGCGTTCGAACTCGCTAAGCGCATCGAGCGCGAAGCAGCAGCCGACCGCCCGAGCTTCAGAACCGCCGAAGACGTTTGGCGATACTTCCGCCCGATAGTGGGCACGGCAGACCACGAAGAGGCGCACGTGCTGCTCATGAACAATAATTTCAAGCTGATTAAAGCCGTGAAACTATCAAGCGGCGGACTCACCGAGACAGCCGTAGACGTGCGCATCATATTGCGCGAAGCTCTCGTCAACAACGCCACCACGCTCACCCTGATACACAACCACCCAAGCGGCAACCCGTGCCCGAGCCGCGACGACGACCGCATCACGGCGACGCTAAAGCAGGCGTGCTCTACAATGCGGCTCTATCTGATAGACCATGTCGTCGTGACGGATAGCACATACTACAGCTATTCGGAGGAGGGCAAGCTATAGACCGCATCGCAACCATTTTGTTGAGCTCAACGAAATGGTTGCTTCTCTTCCCACCCACCGCCCTTCCGCCCC